GTAGATACCATTCTGAGTAGCATCTGTTTGTTCATACACAAGTACACGATCACCAGAGCTAAGAGCTACACCATCAATAGTAATAGCTTCCTGTGTACCAGCATTAGTAAGTGTAGCACCTACACCAGCTGTACCGTTGTTATACGTAACAGTCAGGTTAAGAGGAGCCTCAACACGTACAGGCGTGTGATAGTGAATACCTGCAGCAGCAATCGTATCAACGTACTCTTTTGTTGCGGCCCCAAGTGCAACAGTAGGATCACCATTAAGGATAAGATTACCCGTCATGGTTCCGCCAGACTTCATCAATGCACCAGCAGCAGCTACGTTAATAGCGTCTGTTACATCCGCATTCTGTTCTACTGTATCAAGTTTTGTACCGTCTGCTGCAACATCACGTCCATCAACAGTACCTGTAACTGTAATGTTAGCAAAGTCTACATCATCACCTGCAAGTGCAGCATGTGCAGCAGGGTATGTCATAAACACATCTTTAACACCTGCGGAGAAGTTCTCAGTAGATGTACCGTTAGAGCCAGCTAAGACAGTAGTACGGGTAAGAGTGTTACCTGTGTTCCATGTACCTAGTCCTACTTCCCACTCATCAACACCGGAGGAGGTATGCACAATAGCGTAGTAAGTAGTGTCACCATTAGTCATGTAGGACTGGAAAGTGTCAAAGGTAGCAACAGCACCATCAAGGGAGACATTCCCTGTACCTGTAGAGGTTGTACCTTCTTTGACACGATCTTTGATGATAAACGCCATTGTGCAATAACCTTATAGTTAGTTTAGCTGATACGAATTACAGCGTTAGAAGCGTCTGCTGCTGGGAATACAACAGTGAAGTCACCGCTAGTAGAAGTAACAGTAGTACCAAAGTCAAATACTGCAATAGCAGCGTTACCTTGAGATGAGTTATAAATGATAGCACCGTCTGCAGAGATAGTCAAGTTAGCGAACACTTCGTCAGCGAAGTCTACGATAGCTGTACTACCCGATAGAGTAATGGTAGCAGAGTCTAGCTCTTGACCACCAGCAGTGTAGTTAGTACCTACTGCTTCATCTGTATTACCAGTGATGTCAGAATAATTAGTAGTGCCAGAACCATAAGTACCAGCAGGAGAAGCCTTGATAAGAGCCACTTTGAGTGTATCTGTATCCAGATCGTGAACACCCCCAAGAAGCTCTTGCTTGAAGCTGTTGCACATTGCAGTTGTAATAGCCATCTTGAGATGTCCCTTTTATGTGTGAAGAAAGCACAAAGGGGCCAGCATGTAGCCAGCCCCAATGTTAAGCCTATTAGGCAGCGTTGTAGTTAGCAACAATAAGAGCCTCTGGACGCAGGATCTTGCGACCATAGAGGTGCATACCACGAACGATGTCAGCAAAGCTGTCTGGGTCACGGTAGTTCTCTACTTTGTTGATTTGCTCAGCAGAAGCAACAGCCTCGTCCTGACCAGCAACAACTACACCGTAGTTAGTAGCCTGTGCAGTTGTACCGTTAGTACCAGCACCTGTACCCAAGTAAGGCAGGTTGTTGGATACGTAGATACGGAAGCCGTGCAGGTTGTTGAGAACCAAACCGTTCATCAAGCCTGAGCCACCGAAGTCTGCGTTCAGTACACGAGAGTCTTCGTCTTTCAGCATCTCAACAAAGATTGGATCGACAACCATCCAGCGACCACGTGCGTCAACGTTTTGTACGTCAAGCTTACGAGCCATACGTGCAACCACAGTCAAAGGAGAAACAGTTGTCGCAGACAATGCTGTTGCACCTGGGAGGCGTGGAGCGAGTGGGATGGAGTCACCTGCAGTAGCTGTAGCCGAAATGGTCAAGTTACCGAAGTCAGTTGCGTCCAGTTTGTTGTCTGCCAACAGTTCGTCAGTACCAGCACCAGTATTGGCTTTATCGCCAGAAGCTGTTGTGTTGACGGCCCAAGAGCCTGCACCACCAGCGTAACCAGACAAGTAACCCAAGCATTCTTCATCCATGGCGTCTGCCATTTTGTAGGCTGCACGGTTGGCTGCCAATGAGGTGAAGTCTACGTGAGAGAACTGCTCTTCAATGTCATCCATTTTGAAAGCAAAGTAGTTAGCTTTATCAATAGTCAAAGAGAAGTCTGTGTCATCAAGTTTCTCTACTGAGATACCTGTGTGACGCTGCAGAGCGTTGACGGTTACGTCTGGCTCTTTTTGGATGCGAACTGTGTCGCCTTGGTTTGCAATCTCACCAAAGTAAGAGTTGTTGGTGATTGCGTTAGTTACAGCACTTTTACGCAGAGCGATTTGTGCCTGTTTAGAGTAGATAATCGGGGAGAAGTTCCCGTTAAATCCACCACCAGCGGTTCCGATAGCCATAATAATTCTCCTTATAGATATGGCGTGAGAGATATACACTACATATCCACTAAAGAGGCTCGTCTTAGTAGGGTAGTCAGCTATGCTCTAAGGATGGCCGTCCGTTGAGCGCTGGGCCTATAATCTGAGGTAGTTCTTTGATGTGGCTTTAGTGCTTAGTGAAAAGCATGTACAGGCAGTTTATGCCTGACACTGTACATGCCTATAGTTTTATCTATGATTGAATAAGTGTCAAGTTATTTCTTAGACATATCATAAATAAATTTACCAGAGCGCTGAGCTTCAAAGATCTCATCATTGCGCTTCTCGTATTCTTTAAGGCTCATCTTAGCTACTTGTGATTCACTGAGATACCTTGAGGAGTCATCTGCATCCAATGCAGTACGACCTTTAGCTTTTACTGAAGATGCAGCTGCTTTGTCTGAGCTAGAGCTACTCTTAGTCTTGATACCTTTATCTGACTTGTAGAGATCAATAACACGTGCTACAGACTTAGCGTCTTCACTGTTCTCGTATAGTGCATCCTGTACAACTTTAGGCTGCTTTTCTGCCCATGTATGAAACGCATCATCAGCACGAATCTCTTGAAAGTCAGGGTGCATAGAGAGTAACTCAGCTTCAGCCTTATCTCGTTTAGCAGACGCACGTAATGCTTCAATCTCTTTCAAGCGCCCATCAAGATCAGCAGAACGTTCATTAGCTTTCTTATCAGCAATAGCCTCTACGATACCTGCAACATCTGGGTACTTCTTAGCCCATGCTTCTACTTCGTCTTCTGACTTAGGTAGTACAAGTTCATTCTTTGTAGCTGCATCAAGTTGTGACTTAAGCTTATCAAGTTGTGATTGAAACTCTTTCTCTTTCTCTTGAGTGTGTCGCCGTAGATCACCATAACGCTTCTTGAAGTTCTTCTCTTCTGCACTTAGATCTTCATCTTGTGCTTCAGCTTGTGGTTCTTCTTCTTGTTCGGTAACACTCTCTGCCTGAACTGTGCGCTCGACAGGCTCTTCGCTACGGGATTCCTCTTCAGCAGTTTCTTCTTCTGTTTCATCTGTCTGAATCCCTGCTTGTTTAAACAGAGCTTTTAGTTCCTCTTCATCACGTTGTACACGAGATATGTTACGATTATGGGACGCTGAGTCCGTCTGGATTGCTTCTGACATTTTCTTTCCTTATGTTGGGGCCAGCACTATTGCTGGGTAGCCTTATAGTTATTTGGTAGTCTTAGTAGTTACTTCTTCTTCATCAAGCCGCCCTTGTTTAAACCGGAACCGTATTGAGATTCTAGTTCTTTTTTAGTGCTTGTTGCAGCTTTATAAGCCGATTCACTTTTTTCTTTAACTTTAGCTAAGTTACCACCTGTTTTGGATGCTTTAGCTTCAGCGGCTACTTTCATCATGGCTTCATGTGCGTTATTACCACTGTCATTATTCCCACCCCCATTATTTTGTGAAGGTTGAGATGTAGGAGTGCTAACAGGGTCATTACTCGTGCTGTTTGCAAAGCCAGGCTCAAGAACTTCGCCTGTTGCATCGTCTACAAGAACACCGTTTCTGTAAGATTTACCATCTCCTTTTGTTAGGATATTGGCAAGGGACTCTGTAATACTATTACCTCTGTATGTCTCACCACCTGTAAGTATTTCAATACCAGTAGGCGCTTCTCTAAGTTTCTCAGAGCCGTCTGCGTTCTTACCTTGCATAATGTTGCGAATTTCTTCTAGCTTTTTAACTTGAGAAGTATTGCCAGTATTTGTAAGAGATTCAATCTGACTATCAAGGCCTTTAAGCATAGAGTTTTCTTGTAGTTTCATTAGACCTTTTACACCAAGTCCTGCTAACGGACCTAACATAAGACCTGCACCATAGGATAGGCCTGTACCCATACCCTTAATGTCTTCGTAAGTTGATAGAAACTTTTCAGGTGTAGCGACAGTAGGGTCAGACCAGTCAATAGCTTCTGCTGGAGGAGGTGGTGGTGTATTATCATTGTCATTAGATGTAGCAGTGCCTGTTGCTGCTGCTGTTTCTACTTGAGTAGATACCTGTTCAGCCGCAGTAGCTTCTTGAGTAGCCCCATCAGGAATAGGTGTTAAAGGTTTACCATTCATAAACTGAATATAATACTTTGTTCCATCTGCTCCAATAAAGGTACGAATCTCAAAGCCGCTGCTATCAGATCCTGTGGCAACGTGGTAAGGTAGAGCGGCTGCACCGCCTTCAGCATAACCAGAGATAAAACCACCTTGGTTCATCATGGGTTGCTCTTCTGGAGAATCTTCAACCATCTGTAACTCAGACACGTCAAAAGGTAATTCATCACCACCCATCTCCATGCCAGTCTCACCGACAGGCTCACCACCGATGCGTCCATTAGCTTCCATATCAGCAAAGCCTCGCTTGGCTTCATTACGGATGTCCTCAAAGAACTTAACGCCAAAGAAGCGTACCACATCAGCAGGTACAACATACTCACCTTCACTCAGTTGAGCAGGGATGTCATCACGTACTTCTTCTGGCATAGAGCCTGTAGGGACTTCATTTCCTGACACAGGGTCTACACGTTCACCTTCATCACCGAAGGCCATTTCCATTTGTTCATCCATTACTGTTCCGCCCTCGTTGAATAATCTAAGTTTGCCATCTTTAGTTCTAACAGCAAGCTCTTTTAGTTGTGTTTTAGTGGGTTTCTTTACACCCTTAGCCAATACTAATGGTCCTACCTGAATAACCTCATCAGCCTCAAATACGGGAAGACCAGTATTCTTATCATAGAAATTACTCTGCCTGTAAGGGTTCATACCTACTTGTGTCCACTCAGGGTCAGATAAAAGATTACGTGCTTGTTCTTGTAAGACGTAAGGATCTTCTGGAACGTAGTCACCATACACACGAGCAATAGTAGCCTTGCCCATAGGTTTCTCTGGAGTATCCGTCCCTGCTTTTGCACCCCTTAATCGTGCTTTCCCTCTAGCAATATCTAGTGCATCCTGTGACTCAGACCCAAACTTAATGTTCTTAAGACGAACAGCCTGACCGTAACCTAGCACAGAACCTTTAGTGTCGTTCTTACCGTCATGAATAGATACTACCCAAGTGTCGTAGTTGTTGTACGCAGGGATGTCTAACCTAGAGCCTACACGAGTGTCTGCAGGTATGTCAAAACCCTTTACACCCACAACACCAGTCTTTTGTACCTTCTTACCTAAAGATCCTGCGACCTGTGCAACAGTAGGCATTGAAGGCATAGTCTCTTCAGTATATATTGAAGTAACAGGTAAGTCTTCTTTGATTATATTACGTGCTTCTTTGGATGTAATACTACCTTGGTATAGGTCTTCTGCAGCAGCTTTAGCAGCTTCTGTATTTGCTTGGCGTTTATTTTCAGGTATCTTATTAGCCTGCTGCCAAGCTGAAAGAGCCTCATCACTATCTAAGATGGCAGCAGCTTCTGCTACATCGTCTTGTTTAGGTTTTAGCCTCAAATTACCTAAACCAGAACCCATAGCATTAGGATCTACCTCTACACGCTTAGCTACATCAAATACTTCTTTAGCACCCTTCTTAATGGCTTTAGCAGCAGCATCACCTAAACCTGGTACAAGTCCTACAAGAGCCGCACCACCAAGAGCGCCTGCTAAATAGTAGTTAGGCTCATCTTTCTGTAGTTCATCATAGACATCTTTAGCAGCCATAGCGTCACCAATAATAGGTGTCATACTAGCGACAAAAGTACCAGCATCTTTAAAGGACACCTCTGGTATATCGACTGAAAGCTTCTTGCCCTCTGCAGCCCAACCTAAAGCTTCCTCTGTCTGGTTGTCTAAGTCAGCCATTTACTTTGTCCCTCAAGTACTTTAGTTGTCTCAGAGCTTTGATAGCACCCTGATGTCGGTATAGCTCTGCAGTATCAGAGATGTTTTCCATACTTCTATGCGTGGAAGAGATGCACCCATCAAGCTCCTCAATGAACGCATCCCATATCTGTTTATCATTAACTAGCTTCTTAAGCGACATTACCGCTAAACCCTTGCTCACCCGGTGTTGGTGCCGTACCTACGCCCATCTGTCCACCGCCACTTCCTGTGGTGTCCTGTACGCCCTGTGGAGCCTGTCCTTCTGGCGCTGGGCTACCTTGGGGCATGGGAACGCCTTCTGGGCCTGTAGGGGCAGGAGGTGGAGCCTGAAAGCCTTTTAAGATCTCAGACTGTATAGCAGCATCCTGCATAGAGTTAGTCACTTTGTCTGGGTCAAGATCCATAGACTTAGCAATCTCACGAATGATGTAGTCCATCTTAGCGAAGGGAGCTAGGACTGGGTTCTGTGCAACCTGCAAGAACTGCATCAAGCGCTGTGAGCGTACCTCGTTAGCCATAAGGCTCTCTGTACCAGATGCACGGACCTCTAGATCTCCACGGATAGATGGATCAAAGTCAAACTGCATGTTGAAAGCAAAGAATGCCTTACCCATGGGGCGAATAAGGTAATCGTCTACGTTCTTTACTACCGCCCGAATAGAACCGTTAGCAGCAGACATAAGCATAGAAATACCAGAAGCTGTACGCCCAACGCCAGATACTCCGGTTTGTCCGTGAGCGAAACTAGGGAATCCAGTACTTTCATCTGCTAGTACCCGTGCCTTATCAAAGAGTTGCATGTTCTCTTGTGCTACGTTAGGGAATTTAGTACCAAAGATTCCTTGCCCCGGAGCACCGCCCTGACGCCGGAACACCTTGCCCGGATACACTGACATATCTTGACCTGGTACAAGGTTAGTCTCATCTACTTCAATGATAAGATTACCAGATAGTGCAGCGTTGTCAATAGCCATACGCATAAAGCCATTCATCAACGTCTGTGTATCATCCATGTTCTCAGCAATGCCTACGCCAAAGAAGGAGTAAGGGTTGTGCTCATAAGGTACAGCATAGTAAGGAATACGTGCAGGCTTAAACGGATTCAATACAAATCGCAGAACCTCGCCGTTACAAACCCAGATATTACAGTTCAGTTCATCAAGGTCTTTATACTCCCGTGGTATATTAACACCATGCTCTTCTAGAATGCCTGTATCTACGAAACCCCAGAACTCCAATACTTCCCAACGCTCTGAGTCAGGCTGCGTATCGTCATCTTCCATAGCCATTTCCCAGTGTTTCTGAATGTAATCTGGGCCTTTGGCAATAGCCATATCTAGAGCATCCTTCATAAAGTAAGGACGGCTCTTAAGCGCACGTAATTGAGTGCGTGACATTTTATGTCGTTCAATTATGTATTCTGCTTCATCCATAGAAGCTGCTTCTGGATCTGGGTAGAAGTTCCAGCAGGAGACGTGTTGTGTTTCTGGAACAGTCTTAACAATAGGCTCATAATCACCGTCTTCGTTCCAGTTAGGGTATTCTTTATCTACAGCAAATGGACCTTTCATGACACCTGTGCCAAGTAAAGCCATCTCAAATGCCATAGAACGTAAGTGAATAGAAGCACCCGATTCCTCTAACTGATCGTGGATCTTCTTTTCCATTTTCTTAGCTGCGATCATAGCAGGATGAAATGTTACTGTGGTAGGAGTAGTACCGTCACCCTCAACTATCTTCTCACTTACATTAGCTAGTTTTTCCTGTAACGGACCTAACCTACGAGCTAAGTCTGCAAGAGTATCGCCAGGCTGAAGTTTAGTATCAGGACCAATTAAGTAAGGCTTAGGAGCAGGGCTTTGAGTAACAGAGTTTAATGCTTCACCAGCAGCCGCTGCGTTAGGGTCCATGTTTATGTGTACAGATTCAGCTACGCCATCTGGTAGTATAGAGGGGTCAACCGACATAGGGAATTTGTTGTTACCAAACAATACATCTGTAATAGATCCGTATGCAGCTAAGGTTTTTGTTTTAGTGACCTTAATAAATACACGAGACTTTTCCGTGTCTGTAAACTGTACGTCAGAACTATAGAGACCACGATAGTTGCGGTATGCACGAAGCCAACGTTGTTCATCTGCGTATCGAGAGTCTTCTGAACGTGTATATCGCTGTTTAACAAAGCCTACTACACTAGATGCCTCTTCAAAAATACTATCTTTAGTATCTTCTGCTGCTGTTACATCATCCGTCTCAAACGAAAGTTCATTATTCTCTGCCATGTTCTATCTTCCTTAATAGCCGAAGCTGGGATCTGCCGCCTGAAAGCCAGAGCGTTGTTTTGCGGGATTATAGTCCCAGATGCTACTGCGTGGACGTGTCATAATACCGTAGCGTAAAGCGTCATACAAGTGATCTTCTGCATGAGTATCTACATCTTCTGGATTCTTCTTGTCCAGTGGAATGCTTGGTATCTGCGCAATGGTATTTGTACAGTTACTCATAAATACAAGACGAGGCTTATCTGTAAACTCATCTACCTGTAAACGCCTGTGTATTTCGTTCTTACCTGCGACACGTGAACCTCTTGACCGATCAGAGGGACGCCAACGACAACCCTTCATGTTCATCTGCTCTGCCAAGCTAGGTCCAGTGTCGCCACGGTTGTGCCATAAAGAACTATCCAGCACCCCGTATCTTATTGTACCATCATGAGCTTCTGCTTCCAATATAAGATCTGCTAGATCAGAAGCTGTTACTTTAGAGACATACATCTCACGGTACACAATTACTTGTTCATCAGGTGCTACAGCAAACCAGAGAACACCAGTGTAACTACCATAACCGTAATCGCAAGCCCTAAACTTTGCCCAAGAGTCAGGTATCTCGAATGAGTCCACGACATGTATGTTTCTGTCAAACTCTGGAAAAGCCGCACCTTCATTAATATCCCAGTTACCTTCAAGTAACTGCTTACGCTGATGCTCCGGCAGAGAGAGAAGCATCGCTTCATAGTCGCCAGAGTCAGATAAGTACGGATTATCAAATAGAGAGGCTGGAATAAAGCGCCGCTTAAATAGAGGCTGGCCCTCTTTACTATGACCTTTAGGGTAGGTGATCGTTTCACCAGACTCAAGATGCGTTGCCCAAAAAGACTGGTTCGATCTTGAAGGGTCAATAAACATCTTTTTAACCCAAGCATGTCCACTTCCTCCGGGGTTTGTTGTTGCCCTCATGTAGAGGCCTAATTTATTAGAGTGTGCAGACCTCAAGCGAGATCTCATATAATCCCAAGCGTAAGGTGAAGACCATTGAGTAAGTTCGTCAAATCCAATCCAGTTAAAAGCCTGACCTTGATAACGTGTAACATCTGTGTCCTTATCCAAGTATGACATCCAGAGGCGACCACCTTGAGGTGATGTCCACTGAGACTTACGCTCTGACCATTTAATGCCCGGAATAGCACGGGGGTATAGCTCCTGAGATTTTTGTATTAGTTCCCTTAGTTCTTCTGTTGTGTGACGTACAAGTAGGCCACTAAAGTTCGGATCGTTCAAACCATGTAGCGGGTCAGCTAACATAGCGTAGGATTTGCCACCACCAGCTGCGCCACCATATAGAACCTCACGTTCTGATGCGCTCAAGAAGTATGACTGTGGCCCTGGGTTTGGCTTGAATACTACCTCTTGTGCTAACTCTACATCAAAATCAGCTGCCTTAACTGTAGCAGGTACGGTTTTAGGCTCTTCAATCTTCTCTGATACTGTAGCTACCGACTCGGCCTTGCTCAAGTTTTTCGATCTGCGAGAGCGCTTCTTTGAGCCGCTGGGTGAGCTTGCGTTTAATTGCAGCTGATTTCTTACGTTTTTGCTCAACTTTAATTCTCTTATGTAATCCCATGTGTGAGATGTATCGCCCAGTAGTCTTACTTAACCATATCGCTACTTCACGATAAGAATACTGCTTTAAGTGCCGCTTGGCAAGCTCTAATGCTTCTAATTCTTCTGGAATAGGTTCTAACAGCCTGTCATTTTCTGGGTGAACTCTATAACCAAAAGGAACTTGCCGTAAGGAAACACGAGCTATTACATGCCACTCTTTCTCCTCACCCTTAAAAGGTTTTGGTAGCTCCCAAAAACCTAGATCTCTATCGTAGTCATATTTTGACAATGTTACTCGTTAGAACCTTCTTTTGGTGGTAAGTAAAAGATGCCACCTCCATTAGAAGTTACATCTACTTTATCTACCTTACCAAGTCCTGCACGATCAAGCAAGTCCTTAGCAGCAGCCATCTTCTCTTTGATTCCTAATTCAGTAGGATCTGAGAGGGCATCAACTAAAGCCATAACAGCCTTAGGCGCAGAACGAGCAAAGTGTGTACGTGTAGCAGCACCAATCTCATCTTTAAGAGACTCAACAATAAGGCGTGTAGGTGTTTTATCACTGTAGCCAGCTAATTGCTTAGCACGAATAACATCTCCACCCGCCTCATCAAATAAGACTTCTAGGAACTTTTGCTGGTTCTCTGTTAAGTTACGGGCCATAGTATATTCCTTATAGAGGATTATCGACTAGCTCGTCATACGCTTTCCAGATATCATCTACTTCTGTCTGTAGAGTATCTAGCGTATCGCCTAGTCCATCTGTAATAGTTGTAGCCTTATCTACTTGGCTACGCAAGTCTAAAAGCACCTTCTGCTGCTCTAAGATTTGTGACATGTTTGTGCTTAGCTGTGCAAGCTTCTGATTCAAACCACGTACATCGTTGTCTGCAATAGCTTGCTCTAGTGTTTGAATACGAGATACAAGCCTAGCTTCTAGTTCTTGTAGCTTTGTAATTAGCAAAGAATCTAGTACTACTATCTCACCAGCTAGAGTGTTCTGAACATCTGTGAGGTTGCGCTGGGCTACAGTCTCTACCTTAGTTACTCTGGTAGTAATCTCCGCAGCTTTTGCATTGAATGCAGCACTATTCTCCGCAACTTCTGCAATGCCAGCCTCTACACCGTAGAAACGCTGTAGTGTATCATAAGACCAATACACACCACCTGCAACTGTAGAAAGAACTGGAAGTGCCACAGCAACCATCCAGCCCTTAATGTTGTATCCACCTACGCTAAACTCAAAGTCCATCATTGTGTTGGCATTGCCCCATACTGATTAATGTATTCACCTGCTGCGTAAATCTCTGTAGCATTCTTCATTTCAGGTGTTAAGTAGCCCTGGAAGCCTGTACCAAAACCTGAGTCATCCCAAGTGATAACAAACTCATCAATAGCCTGTGTATATGTGATAGCTGTGTAGCTACCAACCATGTAGTTACCCTGTGCAGCGTAGTTGTCTACAGATGCTGTAAGTTCATCGTTGTTAGCCGCAGCCATGAAAGCACCAGCCTGTTGAGCAAAAGTCTCTACAGCTGTTACTGCCTCGTTGTACTCGTTAACTTCAGCAGCGTCTAAGCTATATGCGTCTGTCTCTAGCTTAGCCTGTAGCTCAACCTGCTCAGGCTTAGTGTCTGCCTCAGAAGCTACGGAAGCTACCTCAACTGCTGTCATAACTACAGCTGTAGCAGCAGTCAGGTTATCTACTGCAGTGTTCAAGCTATTCATAGCCGCTGCATGTTCCTGCATAAACAACTGCTCAGCTGTACTAGCAATGGCATAGTCATGTTGCAGTA